TTTCTTCTTTTCAGATTGGGTCAGAGAAACCCAATCAAGTAAACACTATATAAATTAATTCAAAACGGTACAACCTTCGAGTATAGCTCGAAGTCCCTCGATACGAGGATTAACGCGTCAACCGCCAGTTCCACGTCCAGCTCCGGCTTCCGCATTCTGGCCCTAACCGTGGAAGACAACATGGATGGCACACCCGCAATGGTGTACGCCTGAACGGAATCCCGGAAAGATTGGAACCTCTCAAATCTTTCCTCAGCTGATATTCTAAACTTGGAATCGCCCGTCCGAGCATTTATCTCCCCAAGCAGTTCAATCTTCTTGATTGGATTCGGAGCAAACACAACGACGTCTTCCAACACCAAAATATCACCAGAGCTAAAAGTTGGAATCTCGTCCAAGATAATTTTTGCGTCTAAATTAAATATGTAAGACATGCGTTGCGACGCCTCACCAGGAGCGATCGATATTACACCCAACAAGTTGTCGTCTCCTTTTCCAACCATAAACGAAATTCGATCATATCCTATGGACCGCCCAGCACTAATGTAATTATAAACGAGGTTGCCAAACATCGTGTCGGCGGCGCCAGACTTCCGCTGAAAGGCGATCATGAAGGCTAACCCGAGATTCCGGGAGTTGACATTACCGACATAGCTCTCCTTGAACAAATCAAGAACCTCCATGTCAATTCCGAGTCTTCGCAACATAACACACTCAATAGCCTGGGCTAATAAACCCTGAGACTTATCGTACTTCGACGAATCAATTTCCACCAATTTGGAACCAAGAAGCAAAGGCCTGATCTCGGTAAACCACTTCGACAAGTCACTATCCGAAATGCGCCCGGCACTTTTAAAATTATGGCGTAGCAATACGTCAAACGTGTTAAACGCTTTCCTAAAAACGCTAGTGAACAACGCGTTAGTAGAAGGGTCGTGATGAATGACCACTTGACCTTGCGGGAGCTCATTCTGAGCAGCCACATTCTGCTTCTGCTTGACACGCCCCTTTAGTATGGTGTGATACTTTTCAAGATTGAGAGACAAAACCTCGTTCGGGCATTCTGACATAAGAGTGTTCCGAAACCGCTCATTGCGCGTGGCTAGCCAATCACAATAGTCAACCGCATTAAACCTAGTAGGGTCTGCTTCCTTTGAGGCCAAAATTTCATTCGCGCCAGGAATCATGGCTTTGTCTATGAATTCCTGTACATACTTTTCCGCCATTTCATACACATCTGTAACCATCTGAAGGTCTGGCTTATTCCAGTTCCTCTTGGAGCTGGCTACTATCAAATCATTCATAGAAGTCTTCGTCTGAGGGATCGCCGCGGTCCTGACTGGTGTTTGAGCATACAAATTCTCATTGGCTATAACGTCGGTATTATATGTCACCTTTCCGACAAACTCCGTCGCGATGTTCAAATCGTTAGTACGTCGCTGTTCCGCCACGTTGGCTAAGTTCATCGTACTGTGACCCGGTAACGCTTCGTCATACACTTCTTGCAATGCGGCTACCGGGTCCGATAGTGGACGGGGCACATGGGTGTCAAGCTTAAAATCCAAAGGAGATCTTTCAGAAGTAGTATCTGGCACCATCAGTTCCGGAGCCGACGCCTTCACATCTCCTGACACGAAGGAGATGAACGGGTCCTCCTCTGGCAAATCATCA